AGCGAGATACCCCCGAGAGGTATGGAGGGGGGTTGCCATGGCTCGCATCGACCGCCTCCGCGAGCTGGCTGACCTCCTCGAGGAGTCCCTATCGGAAGCAACGGTCGGCGTACGGGCACAGATCGCCGCCCAGTACCGCGCCACTCTCGCTGAGATCGACGAGCTCGAGAAGGCGTCTGCACCGGCCGCCCCGAAGGGATCTGGCCTTGACCAACTCACCGAGCGCCGCGCTGCTCGGGAGTCAGGAGCCACGCGTTCGGCTTGAGCCTCGCCGGTCGAGCAAGTTCGATGACGGAGGCGACGCGTGCTTTCTCGCCTCGCGGTACGGCCTGACGCCGGATCCGTGGCAGGAGGTTGTGATCGTCTCGTGGCTGGGGCGCACGCCGGCCGATCGGTTGGCTGCTGGTCGCTGCGGCCTTTCGGTCCCGCGGCAGAACGGCAAGAACGGCATCCTCGAGGTCGTCGAGCTGTTCAAGATCGTCGTGCAGGGCCGCAAGGTGCTGCACACGGCGCACGAGGTGAAGACGGCCCGGAAGGCGTTCATGCGTCTGCGGTCGTTCTTCGAGAACGAGCGGCTGTGGCCTGAGCTTGCCGGGATGGTCAAGGAGATCCGGCAGACGAACGGCCAGGAGGCTGTCGTCCTGACGAACGGCGGCTCGGTCGAGTTCGTCGCCCGGTCGCGCGGGTCCGGTCGCGGCTTCACAGTCGACGACCTGGTGCTGGACGAGGCGCAGGAGCTCTCGGACGAGCAGCTCGAGGCGCTCCTGCCGACGATCTCCGCGGCGCCGTCTCGTGATCCGCAGATCATCATGACCGGCACGCCTCCCCCGCCGAACGCTGACGGTGCACCGTTCAAGCGGATGCGCCTGTCGGGTGTGGCGGGGAAGGATCACCGCCTGTCGTGGCACGAGTGGTCGCCGGTGCGTGCGCCGTCGACGACGGTGTGGCCGCCGGTGGATCAGGCGGAGCGTGACGCGGTGCTGACGGCTGCGGCGGCGACGAATCCGGCGCTCGGTGACCGCATCCAGCTCTCGGTTGTGACGGACGAGATGGACGGCATGTCGTTCTCGGGGTTCATGCGTGAGCGGTGCGGCGCGTGGGACTCGGATGCTCTCGGCGGCGTCATCGACTACCCGTCGTGGCTGGATCTCGCGCTTCCCGCAGAGATGGCGCCTACGTCCGGCACCCTCGCCTTCGCGGTGAAGTTCTCGGTCGATGGGCACCGCGTCGGTGTCGGTGTCGCGCTGCACGAGGACGGCCTCACGCACGTCGAGGCGCTCGGCGTCGCGGCAACGGCTGACGGTACGTCCGAGCTCGTCGCGTGGCTGGCTCAGCGCTGGCGGAAGGCGTCGGCGATCCTCATCGACGGCAAGTCCGGCGCAGGCGACCTGCGCACGTCCCTGATCGCGGCTGGCGTCTCGGCTCGCCGGGTCCGCATCGTCACGACGGATGAGGCGATCACGGCGCACTCGGGGATGCTGCGCGCGATCAACGAGCGCCAGGTCTCGCACCTCGCACAGCCGGGACTCGATGCCGCGGTGCGTTGTGCGGGCCAGCGCAAGATCGGCACGGCTGGCGGCTGGGGCTGGACCGCGGTCACCCCGGACGGCGACGTCACGTCGCTCGAGGCCGTGACGCTGGCCCGCCATGGCGCCGCTACTGGCAAGCCCAAGACGGGCGAGGGTCGCACCGCTTCCGGCAACCGCACGACAACCACACGAAGGGTAGGTGCGCGGTGACGGAGCAGACCATCGCGAGCCTGCCGGACGTGTCGGACGACGAGCTGCGGCTGCTCAACGGCCTGCTCAAGAAGCTGCATGACGCGACGCCGCGGAACGAGAAGCTGTCGGCGTACTACGACATGCACCGCCTGGTTCGGCACGTGTCGAGCATCCTCCCGCCGATGTATGCGGGGATGTCGCTGACGCTCGGCTGGACGGCAAAGGGTGTCGACGGCCTGAACCGCCGCTGCAACCTGACGGGCTTCTCGTGGCCTGACGGGGACCTGGACTCGCTCGGCTACCGCGAGCTGTGGGACGGCAACATGCTGTCGTCCGAGGCGCGTCAAGGCGGGCTCGAGTCGCTGATTCACGGGCCGGCGTTCATCGTCACGACCCGTGGCGGTGACGGCGAGCCCCCGGCGCTCATCCACTTCAAGTCGGCGCTGGACGCGACAGGGACGTGGGACGCGCGCGCTCGCCGCATGAGCGACCTCCTGTCGATCACAGACCGGGATGACAAGGGCGCGGCGACCGGCCTGGCCCTGTACCTGGACGGGAAGACGATCGTCGCGGAGAAGGATGCGAGCGGTTGGTCGACGGACATCCAGACGCACCCGTGGGGCGTCCCGGCGGACCCGATGGTCTACAAGCCGCGGCTGCGTCGGGCGTTCGGTTCCTCGCGCATCACGCGCGCGGCCCGCGGCATCCAGGACGCTGCGGTGCGCGAGCTCATGCGCCTCGAGGGGCACATGGACGTGTACTCGTTCCCCGAGCTGTGGCTGCTCGGCGCGGACGAGTCGGTCTTCAAGAACGAAGACGGCTCCGTGCGGCCGGTGTGGAAGACGATGCTCGGCCGCATCAAGGGCGTCCCGGACGATCAGGACCAGGACGAGCCGAGCCTGGCGCGCGCGGATGTCAAGCAGTTCCCCGCGTCCTCGCCGGCTCCGCACCTCGCGGCGCTGAACGCGCAGGCCAAGCTCATCGCCCGGGAGTTCTCGCTGCCCGACACGGCGCTGGCGATCACCGACGTGAGCAACCCGACGTCGGCGGAGTCGTACGACGCCTCGCAGTACGAGCTCATCGCGGAGGCCGAGGGCACGGTGGACGACTGGTCGCCGGCTCTGCGACGGGCGCAGGTTCGGGCGCTCGCCATCGCGAACGGCCTCGACGAGATCCCGACAGAGTGGGCGTCGATCGTCCCGCGGTGGCGCAACCCGCGCTTCCTGTCCCGTGCCGCTGAGGCGGATGCCGGGTCGAAGCAACTTGCGGCGGTTCCGTGGCTCGCGGAGACGCGGGTTGGCCTCAAGCTGACCGGCTTGACGGAGGCCGAGATCGACGATGCGCTGGGTGAGCGTGAGCGTGCGCAGGGTCGGGCTCGTCTCGATGCCCTGATCGCTGCTGGTCGCCCGCCTGTTGTCCCTGAGCCGGTCGTTGAGCCCGATGCCGTCGCAGGATGACGTCAACCGGCTGAGGCAGGCGCAGGCGGCCATCCGGGCCCTCGTTGAGCGCGACCTTGAGGCGCTGTTCTGGTCGCTGAACCTGGACAACGCCGAGGCGGCTGCCGCTCAGCTCCGCATGTTCATCCCCGAGCTGGTGCGCCAGTACGGCGAGGCTGCGGCAACGATGGCGGCGGACTGGTACGACGAGGTCCGCGCGGCTGAGGGCGTGCCGGGTCGGTTCCGCGCCGCGATGGCGCCATCGCCGTACCAGGATGCGGCCGAGGGGCTCGCTCGCCGTGCCGCTGGGGCCTTGTTCACGGCCGCACAGGCCGACGCGCTGACGACGCTCCTGCCGTCGGTCGGCAAGTACGCCCTCGCCGCCGGCAGGGACACGATCGCGACGTCGACGCATCGTGACCCGCGGGCGGTCGGTTGGCAGCGCGTGGTGCGGTCGGGTGGGTGCCGGTTCTGCCGGATGCTCGCCGGTCGCGGCGCTGTCTACAAGGACACGACGGCGCACTTCGCGTCGCATGGCCACTGCAACTGCGCGGCAGTCCCGTCGTGGGATCAGGACGCGCCTGAGGTCGACGTCGAGATCTACCGGGCGTCGGCACGCACTACTGGGATGTCCGAGCGTCAGAAGGCGCAGCACAACGCGCTCATCCGGGGCGCTCTGGACACCTACACATGACGTCCCCAGCCGCACGGCAGGGGGTTCTACCCGAAACGGGAGCACACACCATGTCCGAGCAGACCGCGGCCCTGCCGCAGCCGACCATCCCTGCACAGGGAAGCGAGGCGCCCGCACCCGACCCCCAGCCGGCAGAGGTCGACTGGAAGGCGAAGGCGCGGGAGTGGGAGAGCCGAGCGAAGGCCAACAAGACGGCTGCCGACGAGCTCGCTGCGATCAAGGCGTCGCAGATGTCCGAGGCGGAGAAGGCCGAGAAGCGCTTCGCCGAGGCTGAGCAGCGCGCCGTCCAGGCGGAGGCTCGAGCGCTTCGGCGCGACGTCGCCCTGGATTTCAAGCTCTCCAAGGACGACGCGGCGCTGCTGGACAGCGTCACCGACGAGGACGCCATGCGCGCGCTTGCCGGCCGCCTCGCCAAGGGCGCGGCCGAGCAGAAGGTCGCAGGCAACCACGTGCCCAGCGAGGGCAAGACCCCATCGAAGGTGGGCAGCGACGACGGCCGCGAGACGGCCAGGGCGCTGTTCAACCGAACCCCCTGATCTGAGAGGAGACCGGCCGTGGCCGTTCTCGGTACCAGCAACATCAACCTGCCCACGAACATCGCAGACGGCCTGTTCTCCAAGGCGACGACCGGTTCCGCGATCGCGGTCCTGTCGCAGGCGCAGCCGCAGTCGTTCGGCTCGATCACGCAGCCGACGCTCACGACCCGCCCTCGTGCGGAGTACGTCGGTGAGGGCGCGAACAAGGCGTCGAGCACCGTCGGCTTCGGAACCAAGGTCATCACCCCCCACAAGGTGCAGGTGACGCTCCGGTTCAACGAGGAGGTCCGCTGGGCCGACGAGGACTACCAGCTCGGTGTCCTTCAGACCCTCGCGGACGAGTCGGGTACGGCCCTGGCCCGCGCGCTCGACCTCGGCGCGTTCCACGGCATCAACCCGCTGACCGGCACGGCCGTCGCGTCGATCGTGGCCGGCGACCGCATCGCCACCACGACGAACGCGGTCGAGCTCACGACGGCGACGCTCACGACGCCGGACCTCGTCATGGAGCAGGCCGCCGGCCTCATCATCGCGGACGGCTACCAGCCCAACGGCATCGCATTCGACCCCACGTACGCGTGGACGATCGCAACGGCCCGATACGCGGACGGCCGCAAGAAGTACCCCGAGCTCGGCTTCGGCCTCAACGTGTCCTCGTTCGAGGGTCTGCGGGCGGCGTCCTCGACGACCGTCTCGGCGGTCCCGGAGGCGACGAACACGAACGTGAAGGCGATCGTCGGCGACTGGTCGGCGTTCGTGTGGGGCGTTCAGCGGCGTGTCCCGGTCCGTCTCATCGAGACGGGTGACCCGGACGGGCAGGGCGACCTCGCGCGCATGAACCAGATCGCTCTCCGCACGGAGGTCGTCTACGGGTGGGGCGTCATGGACCTCGACGCCTTCTCCGTCGTCGTCGACAAGGTGGCGAACGTCTGATGCCGCGCTACATCAACGACGAGACGAAGGTGGTCGTCAGCGTGGCTGACGACAAGGCCGGCCGGTTCACCTCCGGGTGGACGTCCCTCGCGGACGGCGAGTACGAGGCGCCGGTCACCGAGAATGGTGACGGGGGTGCCCCGAAGGGCAACGCCTCGCGTGACGAGTGGGCGTCGTACGCCGACTCCCTTGGTGTCGAGTACGACGAGGACGCCAAGCGCGAGGACATCAAGGCCGCGGTCGACGCGGCTCAGAAGTGACGGAGGGGGCGACCGGTGCCGCAGAACATCCTCGCCGCGTCTGACCTGACACCGTTCATCTCGGGCATCGACCCGGCGAAGGCCGCGGCGATGGTTCAGGATGCGACGGCGATGGCGTCGCTGGTCGCCCCCTGCATCCTCGAAGACGACTTCCCGTACGTGATGGCGGCCCGTGCGATCCTGCGCGGCGCTGTCCTCCGCTGGCATGAGGCCGGTACGGGTGCGTTTCAGTCGACGCAGACGGGCCCGTTCGGTGCGATGGTCGATACCCGGCAGCAGCGTCGGGGGATGTTCTGGCCGTCGGAGATCGAACAGCTCCAGAGCCTGTGTGCGACGTCGAAGCGGACGGGCAAGGCGTTCGACATCGACACGACGAACTCGCCGACGATCGTCCACGCGGACATCTGTGCCCTGAACTTCGGGGCGGAGTACTGCTCGTGCGGGGCGGTCCTGACGGGCCTGTTTCCCCTCGCTGAGTACGGTGAGGGATGATCGGCGAGACGGTCGTTCGCATCCGTGCGGGCGACTCGCCGGGTGACGACCGCTACGGCAACCCTCTCCCTGGCGTCGACGCTGACACCCCGTTGACGGGTGCGGCGTTCGACCCGGGCGGCTCGCTCGAGCCCTCCGAGGTTGGCCGTGAGCAGCGCGTCACGAACCCCAAGGTCTACTTCCGCGACTACGCCCCGGACATCGTCGCTACGGACCGCCTGCGCGTGCGAGGCGACGTGTATCGGGTCATCGGCCGCCCCGCCAAGTGGGTGTCGCCGTACACCACACAGACGGCCGGCCTGGTCGTCGAGCTCGAACTCGCGGAGGGGTGAGATGCCGCGTCCTCGTGTCGTCCTCAACTCCCCCGGTGTCCTCGAGCTCCTGAACGATCCCGGCGTCCGCGCCGACCTCGAGGCCCGCATGCGCCCCGTGCTTGAGCAGGCCATTGCTACGGCGCCGGTCGCGACGGGTGACTACCGGGCGTCGCTCGCGATCCAAACGCTCTCCCGCCAGGACCGGCCGGTTGTCCAGGTAGTCGCCCGCTCGCTCAAGGCGTCGCGGGTCGAGGCGCGGACCGGCAACCTGGCCCGCGCGTTCGCGCAGGTCGGTAACTCCTGATGGCCGGGGTGATCCATGCGGATGTCGAGGCCGTGGTTGTCGGGCATCTCCGTACAGCCCTCGCCGCCCGATCGGAACCGTTCGCGGCCAACGTCACGGTCCGCAACCGGGTCCCTGACGAGACCGCCAGCCAGCCGTGGCCGACGTCGAAGCGACTCGTCGTCGTCCGTGATGACGGCGGCCCGAGTCTCGGCGATGTCCGCGCGGTCGCACGCCTCGGGGTCCGCGTCTGGGGCGCGGACGAGGCAGAAGCGTCCGACCTCGCGAACCTGGTGAGCGCTCTCGTCGCGTCGATGGAGAACGTCGGCCCGGTGCGCCGGTCGGACTCCGCGCGCCCGTACGAGGTCACCGAGCAGTCGGGGCGCCCGTGCTTCTACTTCACGTCCGAGCTGGTTGTCCGCGGCTCGTCTCTCTGACCCCGTCGCGCGCACGGCGGTACGCACCACAACCCCTTCACGGCGGCCGTGCGCTGTCACCGATCATCAAGGAGTAGGCCATGGCGCTGACCGCCAGCAACGTCCGCACCGGGGTCTCGGGCGAGGTTCTCGTCGCCCCGACCACCGCAACCTTCCCGACGACCGCAGCGGCCGCAACGACGGGCTTCACCGGACTCGGATACCTGGGCCCGGATGGTGTCGGCGTCGAGAACGAGCGCTCGACCACGAACCTCGTCGCGTGGCAGAACAACGCCGTCGTTCGCACCGTCACGACCGACGCCGGCCGCACCTACACGTTCACGCTGTGGGAGACGACGAAGGCGACCATCGAGTTCGCGTACGGGACGACGGTCACGCAGACCGCGACGGAGGGCTCCTACACGATCACCCCCGGCGCGACCGGCGGCCGGCGCAAGTTCATCGTCGACGTCATCGACGGGGCGTTCGCGCACCGCGAGATGTTCGAGGGCGAGCTCTCCGCGCTGTCCGAGGCCGGGTGGCGCAACGGCGAGGCCGTCGGCTTCGAGTGCACCGTCACCGCGTACGGCGACATCACCGTCAAGGACACGGCGCTCAAGACCCCGTGATGATCCACCGGCCGGGTGCTCTGCGCGGACGCCCGGCCGGTGCTTGACCTATCCGCGCGCAGCAGAAGGGCACGCGCATGCCTCCCGCATCACGCAAGACGCCGCAGGACCGCAAGGCCAAGGCGGTGGACGGGTTCACGTTCAAGCACGAGGGCATCACGCACAGGCTCCCGCCGCCCGGCGACGTCATGACCAAGATCGACGGCCGAGCGTTCCGCGACATGCTCATGGACGGCGAGGCCGGTGAGCTCAAGCTCGCGTTCATCTGCCTCGAGGCCGTGTGCACCGAGCCGGACGACATCCTCGCCCTGAACGCCCTGTACGCGAAGCCGTTCCCCGAGACGGTCAAGCTCGCCGGCGAGTGGTTCCGGTCCGCGGACACGTCTGGGGCGACCCTCCCCCAATCGTGACGCTCCTTGACTACATCGAGGAGCATCGCCCCGCGTTCGAGTACGACTGGCGCACCCGCTTCCACATGCCGCTTGACGTGCCGGGGGGCATGTCGTTCGGTGAGGCCTGGCGGCTCACGGGTGTTCTGCTGGCTGACCCGTCGTCGCATGTAGCGGCGGCGGTAGCTGGCTGGCCGCACCCGGTGTCGCGTGAGTGGATGCTCAGCGCCCACCTGTACGACGCGTTTGTGGCGTCGAAGGTCGACCCGAAGAAGCACAAGGCCCAGCCCTACCCGCGCCCGTGGGATGTCAAGCCCAAGGCGCTCGGGGCAGGCACCTCCATGTCGGTCGCGGAGTACCGCGCTCTACGCGCACGACTAGAAGTGGAGGCCGACAGTGGCTGAGGTCGCCAGTGCGTTCGTGACGCTCATCCCGTCGTTCCGTGGTGGTGAGCGCCGGATCGCTGACGAGCTCAACGGGCCCCTTGACCGGGCCGGCCGCGATGGTGGCGGCCGGTTCGGTACGGGGATGGCCGCGGGTATCGGTGGTATGGCGTCGAAGATCTTCGCTCCCCTCGCCGCGGGTCTAGCAGCCCTCGGTATCGGGCAGGTGCTGTCCGAGTCGGTGCAGATGGCATCGGCGCTCGAGCAGTCAATCGGCGGCGTCGACGCGATCTTCAAGGAGACCTCGGCGACGGTTCACGAGTTCGCGAAGGGCGCGGCGACCGACCTCGGCCTGTCGCAGAACTCGTACAACGAGCTGGCGGCGATCATCGGGACGACGCTCAAGAACTCGGGCACGTCGATGGAAGACCTGGCCGGGGAGACCGACAAGCTCATCGGGATCGCCGCCGACCTGTCCGCGACGTTCGGCGGCACGGTCGTCGAGGCGTCGGGGGCTATGGCGTCGGCCCTCCGCGGCGAGTTCGAGCCGCTGCGGCGCTACGGGGTGTCGCTCGACCAGGCGACCATCCAGGCGCGGGCGCTCGCGGACACGGGCAAGACATCGGCGTCCGAGCTGACAAAGAACGAGAAGGCCCTCGCTACCCAGGCGCTCATCCTTGAGCAGTCGGCCGACGCGACTGGTGCGTTCGCCCGTGAGGCGGACACGCTCGCCGGCAAGCAGGAGCGACTTAAGGCCCAGGTCGAAAACGTCAAGACCGAACTCGGTACGCGCCTGCTGCCCGTGATGTCAGCTGTAAGCGGCTTCCTGCTCGAGAACATGATGCCGGCCTTTGACACGATCGCGGGCGGGGCGAAGGCACTCGCCGCGGCTTTCGAGGCTGGCGGGTCGGATGTCACGTCGTCCGGTTTCGCGGGCATCATGGAGCGCATCGGCCTAGCGGCTCGCGCTGCGTCGGACTGGTTCGCTGGGACGCTCCTGCCAGCTCTGCGAGAGTTCGCCGGCTTTGTCACCGGCACCGTCGTCCCGATCGTCCGCGCGCTGGCGGACGCTTTCGTCGCCAACGTCATGCCCATCATCGCCCAGCTGGTTGCGTTCGTGCAGGAGCACACCATCCCTGCGTTTCGCGCGTTCTCCGCGTTCATCCGGGAGGACGTTCTGCCGGTTGTACAGCGCATGGCGGACTTCTTCACGTCGAACATCGCTCCGGCCATCGCGACGGTCGCCGGCTACTTCTCCGGTGTCCTGCTGCCCGCTCTCCTGTCGTTCTACGGGGTCATCAGCGACAACGTGGTCCCGGTCTTGCGCGGCCTGTGGCAGAACTTCCAGGAGAACATCCTCCCCGCGCTCGAGAGCTTCTTCTCCGTCATCACGGGCAAGGTCGTCCCGGTGCTGGTGCGGCTGGGGTCGTTCATCGTCCCGATCATCCAGGCGATCGCCGAGTGGGCGGTCAAGATCGGCGCGTTCCTCATTCCGGTCATGGCGAACCTCATCGGCCCGATCCTGGGCGGGCTCATCTCCGCGATCGGGTCGCTCATCGGGTGGATCTTCGACGGGATCAGCGCCGTCATCGACTTCGCGGAGTCGTTCGGCGAGGCGCTCGGGAAGGCGCTCGACTTCGGAAAGGCGATGCTCGAGGTCGGCCGGAACCTCCTCGAGGGCCTCATCGACGGGATCAAGGACAAGGTCGGCGACGCTGTCCGCGCGGTCAAGGAGGCGGTCGGAAAGGTCATCGACGGGGCGAAGTCTGTCCTCGGGATCGCGTCGCCGTCGAAGGTGTTCATGGAGATCGGCCGGTTCACGGGCGAGGGCCTAGCGCGCGGCATCGACTCGCAGAAGCAGTCGGTGCAGGACTCGATGAACTCGATCCTCGACATCCCGACTGCACGGTCGCTCAACGCCAACCTTGCGGGCGTCGGCGGCAACGCGGCGACCGCTGCCGGCGGGGCGCCGCTCGACTACGACCGCCTGGCCCGTGCGATTGCCGGGGTGAACCTGAACCTGACCCTTGACGGGCAGCGCATGGCAGCCTCGATGGACCAGCGATTGGGGGCGGCGATCCGTGGCTGAGACAACGCTCGCGGGCATCCCGCTCGACCTGTTCACGACCACATCGCATCGCGTCGTCACGGCCATCGCAGGCTGGTTCGGTACGGACGTGTCGGGGTCGGCTGGTGTCGCCCGGTCACAGCAGGACGGCGCTTGGGATGCTACCGGGCGCCGTCTGGCGAGGGAGGTCGAGCTCGTCGGGTTCGTTGACGAGTCGACGGGCGCTGAGGCTCACGCTGTCGCGCGCGCACTTGCTGCCCTTCGCCCACAGTCGAGCTACGAACTGTCGGTGACCGGTGCGGCGGAGGGCACCCTGTCCGCTACTGTGCGAGTCGCTGCGGCCCCTGAGATCGAGTGGTTTGGGTCGGAGCGTTCGTTCCGGTACGCGCTCACGGTCGTCGCTTCCGACCCGACGCTGTACGGGCCGCCGACGTTCAACTCCGCGAGCCTGGCGACGGCGACACCGGGCGCCGGGCTGACGTACCCGCTGGCGTACCCGCTCGACTGGGGTGTGCCGCCGGGCGTGATCCCGGGCGCGTTGCAGCTCCCGAACGACGGCACGGTCGCGTACTGGCCTCGTCTGCGGATCGCGGGCCCGGTGACGAACCCGACGGTGTCGCTTGCGGAGACGGGTGCCTGGGTGCGCTACAACGGGACCGTTGGCGCCGGCCAGTGGCTTGACGTTGACCTCGCTCAGCGGCGTGTCCTGTTGCAGGGGCAAGTGTCGGTGCGGCATCGGGTGACGTCGTCGGGTAACTGGCTCGCGGTTCCGGTCGGGGGCGGTTCGATCACCTGGACGGCAGACACAGCGGACCCTGCGGCGCTTTTGAGCGCGTGGGGCTATGAGAAGGCGGTGGCGTAGTGGCCGAGTTCCAGTTCCTCGCGGCGGGGTCGAGCGAGGCGCAGAACAAGCTCGCGTCGTCGTTCCTGTTTGCGCAGTCGTCCGTCGGGGTAGCGCGGACGGGCATCCTGTCGGGCCTGTCGGTGACGCAGACCCCGACGGCGTCCGGCTCCGTGCATGTCGGTGCCGGCGCTGCGACGGTGCAGGCGTCGCTGACGGCGGGGGTGTCGCTGCTCGTGAACGACACGACGAAGACCCTCAACGTGTTCACGTCGAACCCGGTCGGCGCGATCGCGCGATACGACATCGTGGTGTTCGACTCGGCGACGAAGACGATCCGCACGATCGTTGGTACGCCGAACGCGAACCCGGTCGACCCGACGATCCCGGCGACCGTGGTGGCTCTCGCGCGACTGCGTCACCCGGCGAACGCGACGACGATCGTGAACGGGAGCATCGACGACCTGCGGGCGTACACGCGGCTCGCGCCGGCCGCGGTGAACCGTGGTGGCGAGTGGATGCAGGCCCGGTCCGACGTCGTGTCGACCGGTGCGCTCGGCGAGGCGACGATCAACTTCCCGGACCCGTTCACGACGCTGGTGAAGTCGGTTGTCGTGTCGGTCGAGTCGTTCGGGACCATCGGCGCCGCGCAGAACTACGAGTTCAACCCGACGTCCCTGACGTCGTTCAAGGTCCTCGTCCGCAACCTGGATGGCACGCCGGCCATCGGCGCGACCGCGCGAGTCAGCTGGATTGCGCAGGGGGTTTGAGAGGTAGAATGGAAGCGCCCTCGGAGGTGCTGGAAACACCACCCGAGGGCTGACCCACATCTCGATCTCAGCGAGAGGCAGGCTGCCATGAAGGCTACCCGATGCACCGTCGATGGATGTCAGGACGCTCCCTACGCCCGTGCGGTGTGCCGCTCGCACTACGACGCTCTCCGTCGGGCAGGCGCGGTCCCGACGCGCGCCGATCGCGACACCGCTTTCCGCGCGCGACTGATCCCGGCGGCGAGTGGATGCATCGAGTGGTCCGGAGCGCGGGGGCGTGATGGGTATGGCAGCGTTCGCGTCGGCCGTAAGACCATGCTCACCCATCGCCGAGCGTGGGAGTTGGCGCACGGTCGCATTCCCGACGGCCTCTGTGTGTTGCACCGCTGCGACAACCCGCCCTGCTGCAACCCTGAGCATCTCTTCTTGGGGACGCCGGCAGACAACGCCGCAGATCGCGATGCGAAGGGCCGGCTCTACACCATGAACGTGACACACTGCCCCGCTGGGCACTTGTACGACGACGGAAACACATACCGCTACCCCGATGGTCGCCGAAAGTGCCGGGCGTGTAGCCGCTCGGCCGACAAGGCTCGCCGGCTCCGCGCACGAGAGGCGGCCTAGGGTGCCCTACGAGGTATACGCGACCCGATGGGATGATCCGAGGGTCGTGGAGGAACTTATTCCTGCGCGCGATGTCGAGTTCACGATGCCGCTGTCCGATCACGGTGAGGCGTCGTTCACGGCGACCGTGGAGCCGGGCCGCTCGTTCTGGCGGCCGGCGCTGTCCGTCGCGATGTCCGGTGTGCTGATCTGCCGTGACGGTGTGCCGTTGTGGTCGGGGCAGCAGGTGAACGAGTCGCAGACGGGGCCGCGGACGTTCTCGTTCACGTTCGCCGAGTGGGGCAGCGCGTTCGAGCGCGTCCCGGCACCGGCGATCACGACGACGGGCACGAACGATCACGCGCTCATTCGGTTTCTCGTCGACACGGCGCAGGCGATCCCCGGGCAGAACTACCTCATCCAGACCCCGTACACCGAGGGCGCGACACGCTCCGACCTGACGATCAACCCGTGGGACACCACGACCGTCGAGGAGGAGATCCGCCGGCTCGGTGAGCGCGCGGGGGGGCCCGAGTGGTACTTCGCGACGACGGGGACGTTTGAGAACCCGACGCGCACGCTCATCCTCGGCGACCGTCTCGGCTCCACGTCTCCGGTCGCGACGCTCGAGTACGTCGAGGACACCGAGCCGTACCGGCCGCCGTCCGCGCCGCCGCAGCTGACGACGCTCGGGAACATCTTCCCGACGGACGCGCGACCGATCTACGACGGTGGGCGCCGCGGCGGTAACGTCATCGCGCACCCGGCCCGACGCCAGGTTCCCGGTTACACCGGGGCGATCGCGGTCGGTGCTGGCGAGGAGAACGCCCAGCTCCGCTGGGAAGTCCTAGCGACGAATCTCCTGAACGTCGGCTACCCGCGGCGGACACTCGTCCGCCGGTACACCGATGTGACGGAGAACGCAACGCTTGAGCGGCACGCGGTTGCGGACCTGGCTGCTACTCGCGGCCTGACGACGACGTACACGCTCAGCACGTTCGAGGATGACCCGGACTGGACGCAGGTGCAGCGCGGCGACACGGTCCGGGTTGAGCTGGACACGGACGTGTACGCGACGGAGCGGCCTCTTGCGTTCGAGGCTCGCGTCCTCGACATGGCTGTGGGTGTGCAGGACGACGGGCCCGCGATCGTGAACTGGACAATCTCGGAGGTGCGTGACCAGTGAGCCGGCTGCCTGAGACGGACCAGGGCCTGATCCGCAAGCTGCGAGCCGAGCAGCGGCGGCGGATCAGTGACGAGAACGCGTCCCCTTACGCGCGCTCGGGCATGTCCGTTACGGCTCCGAGACAGGTGACGGTCGACGGTGAGCTCGTGGTGAACGGCCCGCTCGACGTCACCGAGACGGCCGAGATCACGGGTACGACGCACATCGGCGGCGACACGACGATCGACGGTACGACGACGATTGCCGGCTCCACGACGATCGACGACGCCCTGCACATCACCGGGTCGACCGACATCGACGGCACCCTGAACGTGGACGCAGCGACGACGATCGGCGGCACCCTCGGGGTCACCGGAAATGCGACATTCTCCGGCGCGATGGCGATCGCCGGGACCCTGTCACTGCCCGCTGGCATCATCGACAACGAGGCTCTTGCGGCTCCGGTCGCTGTCGGCCGGGTCTCTCAGAGTCAGACCGGCTTCGCTACGACGACGACGGACCAGGACTTCGCGAACGGGTACATCACGGTCCCGGCGGGGTTCACGCAGGCACTGGTCTACCTGACGGTCTCGGCCGGGCACTCGAACACGTCCGGCTCGATCGACTACCTCTACCTGTCCGCGGGCATCAACGGGACGACCTCGCGTGAGGTGTTCGGACTGGCGCAGCCGGGGCTACCGACGATGCTCGCTACGGCGCGGTCGTCCCTCCTGACCGGGCTGACGGCTGGGGCGCAGATCCACGTTCGATGCCGCATCCACACACAGGGGAACGCCTGGGCCTCCGGTGCGGCGAGTCGCGCTTACACGGAGGCCCAGGCGATCTTCCTGCGCTAGTCGCCCGAGTTGCCGTCCGGGGCGGGCGCGGGCTGCGGGATGCCGTTCAGGCGGCCGTAGGGGGCGCCCTCGTCAGGGCCCGAGACAGAGACCTCGATGACCGGCTCCTCGGCGGGCTCGGGCTCGACCACCGGCTCGGGCGCGACCGGGGCGGGCTCGACGACGGCGGGCGCGGGCTGCTCGACGACGGGCTCGGGCACGACGACCTCCGGGGTGACGACGGGTTCGGGCGTGACGACGGGCTCGGGCGTGATCGTCGCGATGGTGACGGGTGCGGTGACGGTGGGCTGCGGTGTGGGCTCGTTATCGGCGTTGGCCGTGATGATGCCGGCCATGATGCCTGCGCCGGCGATCGTGGTGATGACTGCCCCTGCGAGTGCTCCTCTGATGTCCATGAGACAATACTAGCAGGGTGTGGCCCGTTTGGGCCATAGGCAGTTTCCGGGTTCACCCGTGCCCGTGGGGGGCAAACGATGCAAGGGGGCAACGATGAACGAGCGGCCGACTACAGCACCCCGCCGTGCCTAGCCGTCCACAGGCGGCCTGCGCGCGTGGAGGGGGGCCTCAGTGGATCCGGCCCTGACCTCACTAGCGCCATCCTTTGGCCCCGCAGGCGTTCTCCTCGTTGTCGTCATCTACCTCCTGCGAGTCAACTCGCAGGACCGCAAGCAGTACAGAGACGACGTCGCAGACATCCAGGCGCAGAACCTCGAGAACGTTCAGAATCTCAACGCGGAACATGCGCGACAGCTTGGCCGGGTAGAGGACAGCCTCAAGAGCCTGCGGGAGTCGAACCAGAAAGTCCTACAGGAGCTTGAGGACGAACGTCGGCGGCGGTTCGCCGCCGAGGAGGCGGCACACCTTGCAAGGCAGCGGCTCTTAGCGATCGAGGGTGGGCGGCGTGACGGAGACCAATGAGCGGGTCGAGAAGGTCGTACGCGGCAAGGGTCGGCGGAATGCGGTAAACGCTGTCCTCATCGCCATCATCGTGGGCATGCTCGCCTGGAACGTCTGGCTGCGCCATGAGGCCGAGATGGCCGCCGAGGCAGCAGCAGACAACGCCGTCTCGCTCGCCGAGCAGGTCCGACGCGCATGCCTCGACGTCGACGTCATCGTCTCCGACCAGAACGTCTGCGACCGCGCCCAGAAGGTCGCCGAGCAGCCCGTGTCCCCTGTTCCCACCATGACGCCAATCCCCGGTCCCACAGGTCCGGCCGGCCCCGAGGGGAAGCCAGGCGCGAAGGGTGATAAGGGGGACAAGGGCGATCCGGGAGAGCCGGGGGCGAACGGGGCCAAGGGAGAAGACGGTGCCCCAGGCGAGTCGATCAAGGGCGACAAGGGTGACAAGGGAGACCCTGGCGGCGTCCGCCCCTACGAGGAGCTGCTCGCGATCCTCAACGGAGTACATGCTGAGTACTGCGCGGCAAACAACGGCTGCCGCGGCGCGGATGGTGCTCGCGGTGAGACGGGGGCCACCGGAGCGGCTGGTGCGGACGGCGCGGACGGTCGCGGGATTGCGTCGCTTGAGTGCCAGGAAGACGCGACATGGCTCGTCACGTACACGGACGGGACGACATCGACAACGGGCGGCCCGTGCTGGCTCGCCGCGTCTGAGGAGGCCCCCTGATGGCGTATGTGGCCCCGTCGCTGCAACAGCTCCTCGCGGAGGTCAATGCGCGTTGGCCGGGACGTGACAAGACGTCGGACGGTGCGATCGGGGACATGTCGCATCAGGCACGTCCGTCGGATCACAACCCGGCCCCGCCCGTCATCGGAGTCATCCGGGCGCGCGACTTCGACAAGGACGGCATGGACCCCTGGCACCTCGTCGCCGTCGCGATCCTCGACCACCGCACCAACTACGTGATCCATGCCGGCCGGATCTGGCAGCGGATCTACGGGTTCGCGTCACGTCCCTACACCGGCCCGAACGCACATCACGGGCACGTGCACGTGTCGATCCGTCACGGGTCCACGTGGGAGCAGGACCGGTCCCCGTGGGGCATCAGCGAGGCGCGCCCGATCTCGAACGGCGGCGGCTCCCTCGGCGACGTCCCGAACGTCCCCGACCTCAACGCCCCGACCCCACTCATGAAGGGTTTCCTCATGGCGCTTGACGACCACGAGCAGGACCGCGTCCTCGCCGGTATCACGTACCTGGTGGACGCGTTCACGAAGGGCGGCACCGACACCCCGGGCGGCCGGCCCCTCAACCAGATCTTCGCGGCGACTGAGCAGTACGCCGCGAAGGCAGCAGACGCAGCCCGCGACACGGTCCTGTGGCCTGTGCAGCGCGACGGTGGGGCGGTGTCGCTGATTCAGGAGGTCGCCGACGCGAAAACCCTCGCCGCGACGCTCACGGCACAGGTGGCCGCGCTGACGTCCGCTGTCCAGTCCCTCGCGATCGGCGCCGGGCTCGACCCTGCCGCGATCGAGGACGCCGCACGACGCGGGGCACAGGATGCTCTCGCGAACCTCACCCTCACCACCGTCAAGGAGACCCCGTGACCACCGAGCACCAGATCCAGGCCCTGTATGACGGCGTGTTCTTCGGCGGCCTGTCCACGCCCGACCAGAAGTCGATGTTTCAGCTCCTGGTCGAGCTCAAGGCGCAGGTCGCGAACCTCAAGGCCGTGTGCGACGGTCACACCCGCCAGCTCGGCGCCATCGCCAACAAGGTCGGCGCCTGACCATCCCCTGATCGGAGAACCCCCATGCTCAACCGAGCCTTCTGGACGGCGACGCTCGAGCGCGTCCTCGCGTCCATCGCTGGCGCGGTCCTCGCCCTCCTGACCGCAGACGGCTTCGACCTCCTGACGGCCGACTGGCGCGCGGTCCTGTCGACCGCCGGTCTCGCCGGTCTCGCGTCGCTGCTCAAGGCGCTCATCGCGTCGAAGGTCGGCGACAACCCCGGCCCGTCGCTCGCCAACGAGAAGGTCACCGCCGTCAACCCTCGCGACGGCCTCCACTGATGGCCGCCCCGTCGCGCCCGTCCCGGCGCGCTGACGCCGAGCGCTGGGACGAGGACTACGAGGCCGAGGTCGCTGCGGCGATCGAACGCGCCAACGCTCGAGAGGAGTAGCGCGTGCCCACGTACCAGCACGTCGCCGTCTACGCCGAGCTCGGGGGTTCGCTGCGACTCGCGGCAAACACCCGGTTCACCGTCTCGGACCCGGCGACCTCGCTGCCCGTCGACATCACGCAGGGCGCCGTCACGGGCCCGTACGGGGTGACGGACGCGTCCGGGCGCGCGGACTTCACGTCCGCGCACCCGGGCCGCCTGCGGCTGACGGTCGGGCCGACGTTCATCGACGTCTGGCCGATCGAGTCCGCGGGTCCGTCCGACTCCCAGGTCGCCGGGTACCTCGGCTCGCCGACCGCAACCCGAACCGCAGCGGACGCACGCTACGTCCAGACGACGGCGACGCAGCCGGTCAACCGCGGCGGCACGGGATCAACCACCGCAGCCGCAGCCCGCACAGCTCTCGGTGTTGACGGGGCGCTGCGGGCGAGCGACGGGACTCAGCGGCGCGTCGTCGCCGGCGTCATCCGGAACACGGGGTCTGGGTGGGCGCTAATCACCGACGCGGACCACCAATCGACGAACGTCGGGTCGGTCACGTACAGCGCGGCGAACGGCGGCGAGATCGTCATCAACTACCCGGGCATCTCGGCCACCAAGGTCGTGTCGTTCGTCGTCACGCCCGACGAGACCCTCGCGCGCGCCGGGATCTTCGCCGGCGCGTCCGTCACCCAGTCTGCTGCGACGATCCGCCTGTCCCGGCAGTGGCCCGAGTACGCCGACTACGTCCACTATGACGGCACGAACTGGGTGTCGTTCAACGGCGTGTTCACCCCGTCGTTTTCCGCCGGTGTCCTCACCCTCACGCACCCGACCCTGGCGCTCGGAACCGACACCACCCCGCAGATCAACGTCTCAGTGGCGGGCCGCGGCGGAGGGAACGTCCCGAACGTCGGCAACAGCGCCCTGTCCCCGACCGCGTTCACCGTCGAGTTCCGCGACTGGGCCGGCGCACTCATCACCACCCCGAGCACCGCCCTGCGCGCGTACGTCAAGCGCGGCGGCGGGCTTCGTTCCGTCGACCCGGCCGTCATCGACACAACCGCTTTCCCCGCCTCGAACCTCTGGTTCATGGGCATCTTCGAAGCCGCCTGACCCCACGGAGGACTGACGCATGGCTATGGCTACCTCGTACCTCAACGCGATCGCGACGCAGGGCGCGTCAGTGATTACGCATGTCGGGCTCGTCAACGGGTCCGGCACCGAGCTCTCCGGTGGGGCGTACGCGCGGAAGGCTGTCACGTGGACGGCTGCGTCGAACGGTCAGGTTCGCCTCGCCGCCGACCAGACGTTCGACATCCCCGCCGGCTCGACCGTCGCTGGGTGGCGCGGGTTCACGGCCCTGACCGCGGGCACGAACCACGGCGGCGGCGACCTCACCTCCGAGGTGTACGCGTCCGCGGGCCAGTACGTCCTCACGGGCGCGTCCACCGGCATCAACCACGCGGCCGTGTAACTTGACCGTCATGGGGGCAGATGCGTGGGTTCTGGGGTACGACGGGTTCGACGACGTGGAGGCGCTCACTCCGGCGGGCCTTTCCACGTTCACGGCCGGCCTCGACGCGTACCTGCGTGACGCCGTCGCCGCGACGGCACCGCTGAACCGCGGGTACCGCAACTACCTGGGGCTCGGCTCGGCGGGCTGGTCGGCGACGTCGACGCAGGGGAAGACGCTCGAGGCGCTCGGTCCGGTGTCGCTCGTGTGCACGTGGGCGGTCGGAACCGGTGGCGCAGACAGCTACTCTGACGCGACCCTTGCCGCGATCGCCGCGGGGACGCATGATGCCGCGTTCGCCACGATGGTGCGCCAGCTCCCGATCGGGTCGAACCGGCCGGCGGGGAAGCGGTACCGGTTCTACCGGGCGCTGAACCACGAGCAGGACAACTACGGGCCCGCGGTTGACCGGGCCGTGTACCGGGCAGCGATCCAGCGGTTCTGCAAGGTCGCTGCCCGGACCGCCATCGAGATGGGCGCCGACCCGGACGAGCTCGGCGTCGGTGGGCTGCTCCTCACCGGCGGTATGGCCGACCAGTCGTGGTGGTGGTGGGACGGGATCACGTCCGCGCTCACGTCGACGGAGATGCGCTACGTCGTCGGCCTGTGGGACACGTACTTCCGCTTCACCTCCGATGGTGCGGGCGGGTACAAGCCTGAGCCGTTCCGGGCGAAGGTCGACCCGCACATCACCGCGATGCTCAGCGGCGGCATCACCCGGTTCGTCCTCGCAGAGACGGCCCTCGCATGGGACACCCGGGCGAACCCGGACGTCATGGTCGGCGATGCGGCCGGCGCGGTCGCGTGGCTTGGGACGGTCGACACGGCCGTCAACGAGATACCCGGGCTCGAGGGCGTCTCCTTCTTCACGAAGCCGACCGGCGAGGCATCCAAGCACGGGTCGTTCACGCGGCCCGGATCGAACACCCTGCCGATGACGGTCCCGCCGTCGGCCAACCCGGTCGCAGTCGCGTTCGCCGCGATGTGCGCCAAGCGCAACCGGAGGACGACGACCGTGACAGCTCCCGTCATCACGAACCACACCCTCAGCCCGACGATGCCGACCGGCGGGTACGTCACCGGGACGGTCGTCCGCGTCACGGTCACCTACAGCGACCCGGACTCCAAGCCGGCCGTCCCCGCCGTCCCGGCGGTAACCGTGACGGGAACCCTGACCGTCCAGGACCGCAGTGGTGATGTCGCCACCGCGCAAATCCCGTTCACGTGGGCGGCCAAGCCCGAGGTCCCCGCGTACGTCGACGTCGCGGACGTGACCCTCACCATCCCGGGCATCGCCCCCTCCGCCATCCGCCGCGTCTCGATGACCGGGGCCCAGGCCGTCTTCGAGTTCACCGCGCCGTGACGACCGGCCGGCTCACAGTCACGGACCGCGGCGGGGGAATCGCGGTCCGTGACATCGGGCTCATGTTCACCCGGGAGCTCACCGACCTCGCCGCCTACCGGGAGTCGTTCGCTCAGGGGACGTTCTACCCGCGCGCCGACGGCATGACCGGGCTCCTGGCACCGATCCCCCTCGACTGGCGATACGAAGGTGCACCGCCGCCCGGCTACCGGTACGAGGACGGCGTCGCGGACGGGCACGGCGGCCGCGTCTTCAACATCCCGCAGAACTACGTCGCCCGGAACACGATCTACCGGTGCGCCGTCGTGAAGCCTGCGTCCACCACAACGGTCCCGCAGATCTGGAACTCCTGGGTCGCCGGGAACAACCCCGACGAGATCATGCGGCAACGGAACAGCCGCCCGCGCCTCAACTCGTCCGGGTCCGTCCAGTGGTCGTCGGCCGCCCTCGTCACCAACTTCTCCTCCACCCCGATCGTCTTCGAGCACTCCGACATCGACCCCGGGTACTGGAAGCGGCACGAGGGCGCCGAACGATGGGCGACGATCTTCACGTTCGGATGCTGGGGCGCCCTGATCCAGCTCCGGTACTGCCGCAACCAGGGCTCCTGCGACAACTACAACCACGCCGCCGCACCCGGCGCAACGGCCACCGGTGTCATCGCCACGACGCACATCTACCGCACGTTGCAGGCCGAGTCATTCTGGGCCAACCAGCTCCAGCCGACGGAGTTCTACGACGTGCAGAACAACCCGACCGACCCCCGCGGCGGCAACACGCACTCGGACAACTCGCAGTGGGGCACGCTCGGGAAGACCCTGTACGAGGAGTGCGAGCTCGGCGGGGACATGCCGCGCAAGGGAGCCGGCACCGACATCGACCCCGGACCGATCGGCACCCGGACGCCCTGCGGGTTCAACGCAAACGCCATGCTCAAGGACGAGGGCGACTCCCGCTACCGCGACACCCCGGAACGCACCCGGCTTCGCGACATCAAGTACCTGCGATGCTGGATGGGCGGATCCGCAGCGACGGTGAACGCCTACGAGAACAACGGCAACACCCTCAGCGACGGCATCGTGCTCGAGCAGGTGCGGATCAGGAAGCGCGGGTGGCGTGACGCGAACGGCGTCGTACGGAACGAGCCAGGCGCACAGGTCATGTTCTCGTCCGACCGCATCGGCGTCGTCCTGAACGGTGTCGTCGAGTGGGACCCGTCGCAAGGCCCGTTCTCTGACACTGGCCGCGCGATCGTCCCGTACATCAAGGCGTAGGAGGCCCGCGTGCCCGGTAGCAACAACTTCGAGCACGGCCCCATCGACCAGCCGGTCACCACCGCGAACAGCGGAGACGTCGGCCTCGGCAACACCGCGGCCAACCTCGTCCAGATCACCGCCGGTCACACGATGACCTACGACGACGACTGGGCAGCTCACGGCACACGGTCCGTCAAGATCACGTCGAACAGCACCGCCGGCACCTACCTCCGGTTCACCCCGGACGCAGGTGACCGGCAGGTGCTCGACGTGTACTTCACCATCCCGGCGTACCCGACCGGTGGGTCGTTCCCGATCATGACGGCAACCGGCGCATCCACCGCCGGGTTCAAGGCCGTCATCGGGACGACCGGGACCGTGTCGTTGCAGAACGCGGCCGGCTCCGGCGTCAGCGGCTCAGTGTCAACCGCCACGGTGCCGCTCGGCACAAAGGCGCGACTGTCCGTCGAGTGCATCAAGGGCTCCACCACGTCGAACGGCACCCTGTCCTACCGGCTGTTCTACGGAACCAACGTCGAGGGCACCACCCCCGACGCCACGTTCACGTCCGGCGCGACCGTCAACACCGGCACCGTCCAGGTCAACAACCTCTACTTCGGCAAGGGCACGTCCGCCGGCACCGCAGCATCCGTCAGCATCGACGACGTCCGGTTCATGGCCCACGCCACCGACTGGTACGCACCCATCGGTGCCGACGTCGTCGACGTACGTCGAGTCCCTGCGCTCGGGAAGATCGCCCTCATCGGCGACTCGCAGTTCGAGCTCGGCGGCGAGGCGAACATCCGGACCCAGCTCGCGCGTGTCGGGTGGACGACCGCCGCGGACATCTACTTCCATGGCGTCGGCGGCAAGACACTCACGACCGCCGACTCTACCGGCACGACAACGATCCAGAACGTCGCAGCAGCACGCACAGCTCTCGGCAGCGAACCCGCACTCTGGGTCATCAACCTCGGCGGGAACAGCTCAGGCGTCCCTGAGGCGACGTTTCGAAATGGCGTCAAGGGGATTCTCGACGCGATCGGGGACGCCAACCGGGTCCTGTGGTTCGGGATCCAGGGCAACCCGAACACGGCCGCTCGAGCGACCGCAACCGAGTGGCTGCGTCAGGAAGTCGTCGCACGCCCGCTCGCCCGGTACGTCGACACGACCGCGTGGATTCACGACGGCCGCGACGAGACCGGCCTGTGGAACGCTGACGCCATCCACATGTTGACGGCCGGGTACACGCTCCGGAACGCGTGGGTAGCTGACCGGGCGAACCGGTACCGCACCGAGGTTATCGGCTCGTCAACGACGATGCAGACGGCAGCGGTCGGGTCCTCGGCGTCTGTGCGGTCGGGCGGCTCGGTCGCATCCGTCACGGCGAATGACGTCGAGGCGGGACGAAAGGTCGCCCGCGCGAGCTCGACGGCCAGCGTCACGGCCGGCGTGGTTGGCGCGGGTCGCAAGGTCGGACGCGCCGGATCGGTCGCCGCAACCACAGCGGGCGTGACCGCGTCCGGCCAGAAGCGCGGCTCAGGCTCGTCCGTTGCCCTCACGACGGCCGCAACCGTCCAGGCCGGGCGCAAGGTCGGCCGGGCTGGTTCTGTCGCGTCTACGATCGTCACAGCCGTCGGGGCCGGCATTCACCCCACCGCCGGCACAGGTGGCAGCGCGGTCGGCGTATCGGTCGGGACGGTCGGGTCCAGTGTCGCACGGCGCATCGGCTCGAGCATCGTCACGGCCCAGGTCGTCACGGTCGGGGCCGGCGCTCGGGTCGCCGCATCGGTGCGCACCGGCGGCTCGACCACATCGGTGGCGGTCTCCGTGGCCGGTATCGGACGCAACCCGGAGGAGCCAGCCGTTCTCCCCGACCCGGGCGACCTCGTCATCGCGGGCAGCCCGTCTCGCAACCCGTTCACCGTCAGCTACCCCAGGAGGAATCTGTGATCCTCGACCGCCGCGGCCGCGAGTTCCTGTACTGGCCGCTGTCCGAGATCCCCGATGGCGGCGTCGTCGAGCTCAGCCTCGACGACGGCACGACCTGGCACCCCATGACGGTCGCTGACGGTCGCGCACGCGTCCTGCTCGCCGGCCCCGAAGCAACCAGCAACCCCGCCGGCACCGTGGTCCTGCCGATCGGACGAGCCACAGCAACCATCCGCGCGACAGCCGAACCCGAAGTCGCGTACCGTGACGCCGACGTCGTCGACGTCCGATAACACGCACCACCCACAGACGCCCCGCACCGCCCCTTCCCCCAGGGCGGTGCGGGGCTTTCGTCATGCCCGCGGTCGGAAGTGCTCGCGGCCGGGGCGTCCCGGTCCGCCCCACTCGGGCTGCATCACACCGTCGCGCAGCACCTCTGGCGGGCAGGCGGCAGGGACGTCCCAGGGATGCCAGCAGTCATCTGCGCTCCGGAGGAACTGCTGCCCGCAAAGGTCGCATGTGCCGTTCTCGAGCCCGGGGATCTCGTCCACGTCACGCCCTCCACTCGGGTCGGAAGTCGGGGTGCTCGGCGTACGGATGGGCGAGTAGGCGGAGAGTGTCGCACGCGTACTCGGCCCAGCCGCACACGTCGCAGCAAAGCTCTTCCTCGGTGTACGCCGGCCCGTCGGAGGGGTTTACTGGCTGAGGGTATGACCGATTTCGGTGCAGCTCCACGATCCGCCGCTTGCTCTCGCACTCGGCGAGGACACGGGCGGCGTGGTCTACCTCGCGGAGCTGCACAGCCGTGTATGCCCACGCCGGCGCCTCCGGCTTCCAGCCGGCGAGCCCGTACATGAACCCGGCATAGGCGTTCGCCCCGTCCATCTCGGCCCGTGCGTGATCCTCGGCGATCCGGGCGAGCAGGAACTCAGGCAACGTCGTCACGATCCACCTCCTTCACGTACTCGCGGAGGGCGCGGCGCCTCGGGGTCTCCATCAGAACTCCTTCGATGCTGGCCGAAGTGGTGCAGTGCCGAGTGCCGCCGCCTGGCGCGCAACGAACGCCTACGCGCCCAGTATCGCGCCGCCACCCAGAGCTAGGCCGCCTTGTCGTGCACCTTCCGCACGGTCGCCGCGTGCCACCGCCCACCCTGCGCCGTCGCCACACCCTCCGACGTGAGTGCGTCCGCGATCCGCTGCCACGACATCCCCGTCCGCCGCAGGGTACGGATGAGCCGCACCGTGTCCTCCGTGACCCCGGACGGCCGGCCGAGGCGAGTCCCTCGAGCGCGCACCGCACGCAGTGCAGACCGGGTGCGGTCGCCGATGAGCTCCCGCTCCCACTGGGCGAGCGCAATCATGATGTGCGCGATGAGCTTCCCGTTCGTCGACGTGGTGTCGACGCCTAGGTCGAGGACGACGAGCGACCACTTCTGCTCCTGCGCGGTCTCCATGACCGAGGCGAAGTCGAGAACGGAGCGCGACAGCCGGTCGAGCTTGGCGACGACGAGTGCATCCGCCTCCCCGGCCGCAAGCGCACGCAGCGTCTTCGCGAGTTCGGGCCGGTGCCGCATCGACTTCCCCGACGCCACGTCACGACGGATGTCCACGAGCTCCCAGCCGCGGCGGGTGCACTCGTCTCGGATGACGCGTTCCTGGGACTCGAGGCCGGCGCGGGAGTCGCCCTGCTCGGCTGTGCTGACCCGCAGGTACCCGAGCGCCCTCATCCTTCACGCGCCACGTAGTGAACGACCGGGTGGTGATCCGCGGCGGACTTGAGGAACGCCCGTACCTCAAGCGGCTCCACGCGGATCATGGTCACGTCGTCGGGGTCGTAGCCCAGCAGCCACGAGATCGCCTTGACCGTGTCGTGCGAGATGTCGCGCGTTGACAACATTGGTTCCCGCTTTCCCGTTCGGATCGAGCATCCCACCCCGTTGGTGGGCGCTTTGGTATACGCTGCCAGAGTAGCACCACCCGTAGCCCTGTCGACCGTTAGGGCCACGCCAGCCAGACACACCAAGGAGACACCGTGAGCATTCAGCAGTGGCACGTCGGGCAAGAGGTCATCCTCCGTCGGCCCGTCTACAAGGGGGTCGAGGACAAGGCCGCCCTCATCTCCCGCGTCGGACGGACCTACGTCTACATCGCGAACGCGTGGGGCAGTGAGACGGCGTTCCACGCCGACAGTGGGCGAGAGAAGGGCGTGACGCACAACGCCCAGCGCATCTTCACGACCGAGTCTCTCGCCGCACACGACGACCTCCGTGCCGCCCGCGACCGCCTGCGTGGCCTCACCCGATTCGGGAACTGGGCCGACGCGCTCACGACCGACCAGCTCAACCGGGTGTCGGCGATCCTCGAGGAATCTCACCCTTGACACCCCGGCCCAAATGGGCCACGCTGTACTCATGACACCCAGCCAGACACGAGTCGCGAAGGAAGTCCAGCGCCGCATCACCATCGCCGGCATCAGCTTCCGCGACCTCGCCACCACCACCGGCATCCCCCGCGCAACCCTCTCCCGCCGACTCAACGGGATGAAGGCATTCGACCTCGACGAACTCGACAAGATCGCGAGCGTCCTCGGCACCACCAGCCTCGAGATCCAGTCCACCGCCGCGAACAACGGGATCCAGCGATGAACCGGATCACACCGCGGATCGTCCGCAGGCTCACACCGCCCGTCCTGCCAATGTCAGACCACCCCGACACACTGGATGGCGAACCCACACACCCCACCGGCGCCCCCCAGTGGATGTGGGTCCCCGGCGAGATCCCACCCGACGTCACCCCGGCACCGTTCCGCGACGCATGGGCCGGGAACCACGACACCGACCGCTACTGGTCACACGACGCCTAACAAACGAACAGCGGCGCCGCCCCTAAGCCAGCCAGACCACAGGGCGACGCCACCGACAGAAAGAAGCCTAGGCCATGTTCCTCCGCCGCAAGAAGACCACCCCGTACGCCACCCGTGCCGCAGACGTCTACCGCCTCGGCCCGACGAACGAGTCCGAGACGCCGCTGTTCGACGCAACCGTCCTCGCGACCGGCACCTGGCCCGAGCAGCCCTATGCAGTCGACATCCGGACCTTCGCCCGCCTCGACGCCCTCGCCGCGCCGCTCACTGAGGAGCGTGCCGCGTGATCTCCGCCGGCGTCAGCACCCTCGAGCGCGAGCTCCTCTGCGACGGCGACTACCACGCCTTCGACTCCGTGTCCCCGTTCGACCCCACCCGCGCGCTCGTCGCCATCGACGTCGCCACCAACAACCTCGTCTGGGCGTGAAGACAATGAACGACATCGACGCACTCCGCCGCCGCTACCAGGAGACCGGCGACCCCATCGACTTTCACGCCCTCGTCGCCGCCGCCCTGACGATGGCTCACACCCCCGACCCCCTCGAGCCCGAGCCGGACGATGAGCCCGACGACGACGTGTCCCGGTTCGTCGACCAGAAAGCCGGCGAGGCGCTGCGTGGTCTCGCGTCGGCGTTCCTCATCATGCTCGCCGTCGTCATGGGCCTCATCGCCTGGCTGGCCGAGTCGGCTCCGGAGCGGGCGGCGGCGATCGTCCTGTGCGGCGGCTGCGTCTTCGCGCTGTACGGGATCGGGGCGCGGCGATGAGCGGGCTGCGACGGCGTCCCGTGCGCGACGTCATCGCCACCAGCCACGAGGTCGCAGAATCCGGCTGCTGGTTGTGGACTGCGGCCACCAATGCCGATGGGTACGGGCTGCTCTGGCGCGGCAACCGCTCTTACCTCATGGCTCACAGGGCCTCGTACGAGCTGCATGTCGGGCCGATTCCCGAGGGCCTGACGATCGACCATCTCTGCCGCAACCGCAGGTGCATCAACCCCGCGCATCTCGAGCCAGTCACGAACCGAACGAACGTCCTGCGCGGCGCGGGCATCACAGCTCAGAACGCGGCCAAGACGCACTGCATTCACGGCCATCCGTACGACGAGCAGAACACGTACCTCCGGCGCGACGGGGCCCGGGCTTGTCGGATCTGCAAGCGCGAGGTCCAGCGCCGTGCAGCCGCGCGATCCAGGGCGGTGGCCGCATGACCGCCCTGGACTTCCGCGATTCCCTCGACGTCGAGCACCACGAAGACCGGTTCACCCCTGTCGACCTGCCGAACGTCGCCGTTGACGCAGCCGCCGTCCTCGCGCGCCACCGCCTCATCCCCGGACCCGACTGCTCCTGCAACGCCCGGGCCGAGCTCGACCACACCGAGCACGTCGCCCTCGCGCTGTACGACGCCGGGCTCCTCGACTACACCACAAGCAAGGGAGAACCCCGATGACCCTCCACGTCTACAACGACCTCGTCCAGGGCTCCGAGGAGTGGCTGGCGGCACGTCGCGGCATCGTGACCGCGTCCGTCGTCGGCCAGCTCATCACCCCGAAGACCATTAAGCCGGCGTCCAACGACTACTCCCGCGCGCTGACCCTGCTCCTTGCGGCCGAGCGCATCACCGGATGGTCCGACCCCGTCTACGTCACGGACGACATGATGCGCGGCACCCTCGATGAGCCCGTCGCTCGCGCCTTGTACGCCGAGCACTACGCGCCCGTGACCGAGACCGGGCTCATGGTCCGCGACGACTGGGGCTACCCGATCGGCTACTCCCCCGACGGCCTCGTCGGTGACGACGGCCTAATCGAGATCAAGTCGCGTCGGCCCAAGAAGCACCTCGCCACCATCCTCGCAGACAAGCCCCCACTCGAGAACCTTGCGCAGATGCACACGGGGATGCTCGTCGCCGACCGCCAGTGGTGCGACTACGTGTCCTTCTGCGGTGGCATGGCGCTCTGGGTCGGCCGCGTGCACCGAGACCCCCGATGGGACGACGCCATCATCGCCGCTGTCGAACTTGCGGAGGAGGCGATCGGCAACGCGGTCCGCGACTACCAGACCGAGTCGGCCGGCCTGCCCGCCACCGAGCGCAACACCTACGACGCGGAAATCAGGTTCTGACCAGTGGATATCACCGACTCCCTCGCCCCCAAGTCCGACCAGCTCGACGCCATCGAACTTGTCGCCGGCCCGCGCACCTTCACCATCACCGGCGTCTCCCCCGGCACGGACGAGCAGCCCGTCAGCGTCTCCTTCGCCGAGTTCCCCCGCGTGTGGCGTCCCAGCAAGGGCATGCGCCGGCTGCTCGCCGCAGGATGGGGAACCGACTCGAAGACCTGGACCGGGCGCCGCGTCACCCTGTACTTCGACCCCGACGTGTCATTCGGGAAGGAGCGCACGGGCGGTACGCGCATCTCGCACATGAGTCACCTGCCCGGCGGCAAGCGACTGTCGGTCCCGCTGCTCGTCTCCCGCGGCAAGAGCCAGATGTTCATCGTCGAGCCGCTGCCCGACACGCCCGCCCTCGTCGACGACATCGCCACCGCAACCGACACCACCGCCCTCCGCGCCATGTGGAAGACGTCCGACGCCGGCCGACGCGCACGCATCGAGGCCCGCATCGCCGAGCTCAAGGCCCAGGCCGGTGAGCCCGCGTGACGATCAACACCACCAAGCCGCACGGCACCCGAGCCCGGTACCAGGCCGGCTGCGCGTGCGAAGCGTGCACCGCAGCAAACTCCCGAGCATGCAAGCTCTACCGCCTTCGCGGCGGTGCCACATGGGTCAACCCCGACCTAGCGGCCGCGCACCTCGCCACCCTCCGCCGGACCGGCATGTCGTGGGGGGCCCTGTCCGCGGCAAGCGGCCTCGCAACCTCCGCGCTGTCCCGCATCCCGACGCGCACGAAGATCCGCCCCGAGACCGCGCGGGCGATCCTCGCCATCACCCCCGCCAGCGCCCCCGAAGGCTGGTTGCGCATCGGCGCCACCGGCACCCAGCGGCGCATCCAAGCGCTCGCCGCACTCGGCTACTCCTTCGGCCGCATCGCACAGGCCACCGGCACGCACCGGGACCAAGTGCAGCGCCTAGCGCACGGCGACCGCACCCACGTCACGGCCTCGACCGCCGCCCGCATCAACGCCGCCTACCGGGCCCTCTCCATGACGCCGCCCCCCGGCCGGGCCCGGTACGACCGGGCCTCCCGCACTCGGACCATCCAGCACGCCCAGCGCAACGGATGGGCGCCTCCGCTCGCCTGGAACGACGCCACCATCGACGACCCCGCCGCGCGTCCGTCCGGCGCTGGCTACCAGGAGCCCACCATCGCCGACCAGGCCCGCGAGCTCGCCGAGATGGGCCTCACCATCCCTGCCATCGCCGGCCGTCTCGGAGCCAAGCAGTCCACCGTCGAGCGAGCGCTCGGCCGCACCCCGAGAGGACACGCAGCATGACCAGCCACATCGTCTCAACAGTCGAGCGCCCAACCGGCTTTCGCGTCCTCGTTGACGGCCGCCCGGTCGGCATCGTCGGCCGCGGCGTCACCGCCGGTAACGCAAGCAGAACGGCCTGGTACGGGGTTGCATATGACGGAACACGGCGCTACCCCGACGGAACCAAGGAGTTCACCCCGGGACAGGCGGTCCGCTGGGTCGCCCGCCACTACTTGACCGCGCGAGGTGCAGCATGACCACCCAGCGCGCGCAGACGATGACCCGGCCCGTCAACCGGCTTGAGCTCGAGCCCAAGGTCGACTGGCACGAAGCCGCGGCCTGCGACGGCGGCGACCTCGACCAGTGGTTCGCCGAGGGGGCACAGGCAGCGCGCTTCGACCGGGCCCGCGCCATCTGCGAGGAGTGCCCCGTCAAGGCCGCGTGCCTGCGCGACGCACTCGCCGAGGAGGACGGGCTGCCCGCCCAGCTCCGGTTCGGCCTCCGCGGCGGCAAGACCCGTGAGCAGCGGGCCATCCTCGGCGGCCAGGTCAACGACAAGACCGTCTGCGGCAAGGACGTCGGCACCGCCAACGGTGTCGCGCGCCACCGCGCATCCGGCTCCAAGATGCTCTGCCCCGCATGCCACTGGCACGCGAAGGAACACGGCACCCCCGACGCCTTCGAGCACGGCACACGCGCCGGCTACAACACCCACCGGCGCCGCGGCGAGGACGCCTGCCCCGCATGCATGCAGGCCCGCAAGCACTACGACCGCTCCCGCCTCGCCGACCCGGAGGTGCGCGCCGCACGCCTCTCCTACGAGAAGGCACGCCGTGCAGCCATCAAGGAGGCGTCGTGACCGCCATCCGCCACATCCGCGTCCACGGCACCCCAAAGCCCAAAGGATCGCTGCGCCACGTCGGTCGCGGCCGGCTCATCGAGCAGGTCAACAACGGCGCGTGGAAGACCGCCGTGACCCTCGCCGCCGCACAGGAGCGTGACCTGCACGGGTGGGAGACGCTCGAAGGAGTCCCGCTCGAGGTCTGGCTCGTGTTCTACATCCCGCCAGTCGCGTCTGCCCCCAAGCGGGTCGCGCCTATCACGCGGTCGTCCGGCGACCTCGACAAGCTCACGCGGCTCGTCCTGGACTGCCTGACCGAGGCGCACATCATCGACGACGACTCCCTCGTGACCCGGCTGCGCGTCACCAAGGTCTACGGGGATGAGCCGGGCGCGTCCATCAGCGTGGGGGTGGCGCCGTGACCCCCGATCCCGTCCCGCTGCGGGACTGCCTCGAGGACGTGCTGCGCGAGCTTGTGGAGCGACAGGAGAAGGCGGCGTGAGGCCCCGGCTGCTGGACACGTTCTGCTGCGAGGGCGGCGCATCCGTCGGCTACGACCGCGCCGGCTTCGACGTCACAGGCGTCGACCTGTTCAAGCACGTCAACGCCAAGGGCAAGCGGGTCGGGTTCTCGCAGAAGCGCTACCCGTTCCCGTCCATTCAGGCCGATGCCGTGCAGTACATCCGCGACCACGGCCACGAGTACGACGTCATCGCCGCCTCTCCCCCGTGCCAGCGCCACTCTGCCGGCACCCGGGCCCTCGACCGGGAGGAATACCCCGACCTCATCGGCCCGACCCGTGAGGCGCTGATCGCGACGGGTCGGCCGTACGTCATCGAGAACGTCCCCGAGGCGCCGCTGCTGGACCCGATCGAGCTCTGCGGGTGCATGTTCGGGCTCGGCGCTCTGGACGACGACGGGTTGCCTCTGCGGCTCGAGCGCCCGCGACGGTTTGAGTCCAGCATCCCGCTCGTGGCGCCCGGTCCGCACGTGCACGACTCGAGCGTGTGGGTCGCCGGCTCGTACGGAGGCGCCCGAGCGCGCAAGCCCGGACAGACGCCGGCTCAGCACCGGCACGCCGCCAAGTACGAGCGTCACGGCGGCTACGTGCCCCCGCGGCACATCCAGCAGCGCCTCCTCGGCATCGACTGGATGACGACGGGCGGGATGCACCAGTCCTTGCCGCCCGTCTACACCGAGTGGATCGGGTTGCAGTTGCGAGCCTGGCTCATGGTCAACCGAGAGGACGTAGCGGCGTGAGAATCCGCAGCATCCGCCCCGAGTTCTGGACGTCGCAAGACGTCGTATCCCTCTCGATCCCCCACCGCCTCGTCTTCATCGGTCTGTGGTCGTACGTGGACGACAACGGCGTCGGCAGGGACGTGGAGGCGCTCATCCGGTCCGACCTGTTTCCCCTCGAGCCCGACCAGGATGCGGCGCTCAAGTTGATTCACGGAGCCCTCAGTGAGTGCTCACGCAAGGGGATGTTGAGCCGCTACACGGTCGACGGGAAGCCGTTCCTGCACATCACCAACTTCTCTACGCATCAGGTCATCAATCGGCCAAGTCGAGGCCGCTACCCCCTTCCCACCTGCGACAACGCTGAGACTCACGGAGCACTCAGTGAGAACTCAGTGAGCCCTCATGCAAATGAGGCCATAGGAGAAGGGGAGAAGGGGAGAAGGGGAGAAGGGGAGAAGGCCGCTCACGCGGTCCGCGCCACGACTCTCCCGAGCTCGTGGGCCCCGACCGTCGAGCACAAGGAACGGGCCGTCGAAGCCGGCCTCGAACTCGACCGCGAGACGGTCAAGTTCCGGGCCCACGCCGAGGAGAAGGGCAGGACGGCGAAGAACTGGAACGCCGCCTTCACCCGCTGGCTCATGAACGCAGCCGAGTACGCGACACGCGACGGCCGCACACCCCAACCCCGCACCGGCAGCAGCGTGTGGGACCGCCCCGTCAGACGAGAGGACGCGCCGTGAACAAGATCATCATCGCCACACCAGACCAGGTAGCCGCCGTGACGGAAGCGGTAGCGGTCCACACCCCGGATTTGGTCGAGCTGGCTCCCGATGGAGTTAGCAGCGGGCGGCATCTCTACTGCGTTGAATGCGGCGTCCTGCCCGCTGACGGGCTCGGGTTGCAGTACGGCCCCCAGCATGTCGCGGAGCGGGTGCTCGCCGCTCTCGGGATGAGCAGTCAGGGGGGTCGTGCCGAGTGAACGACCTCGACCCGGAGCGCGCCCTCATCGGCGTCATCCTCAACCGCCCCAAGCTCATCCGCGACGTCGAGGACGTCGACCCCGCCGACTTCCGCGACCCCCGCCTCGAAGCCCTGTGGTCGCTGATGCTCGACCTCGACGGCAAGCGGATGCCTCCCGAGCCCGTCACCGTCGCCCAGCACCTGTCCCGGGCGTCGCTGCCGATCGACCCGACGCTCATCACCGACCTCTACGGCGCGGCTCCGGCTGGCGGGCTCGCTCGCCTGTACGCCGGGCAGGTCGTCAACCGAGCCATCCTGCGCCGGCTCAACATCGCCGCCCACCGCGCCGCCCAGCTCACCGAGGACGGCACCGGGGACGCGCAGGAGGTCCAGGAGGAGATCCGGGCCCAGGTCGACAAGGCGTCGCGGACCATCGCCGAGGTCTCCACGATCGGCGAGACCATCGACCAGACGATCGAGGACCTCGAGGCCGAGGCGCCGGACTACGTGCCGACGCCCTGGGAGGACCTGAACCACCTCATCGGCGGCTGGCGACCCGGTGCCCTGTATGTCATCGGCGCGCGACCGGGCATGGGCAAGTCGCTCATGGGCAAGCAGGCCGCCGTCGCGCTCGCCAAGCACGGGTGGGTGTCTCTGCACTCGCTCGAGATGCCAAAGCCCGAGGTCGACAAGCGCGTCCTCGCCGAGCTTGCCGAGGTGTCGCTGACCCGCATGGAGCAGCGGACCCTCACCGAGCGCGACTGGCACCACATCGCGAAGGCACGCGCGCAGATCGGTGAGCTCAAGCTCGCGGTCGACGACCGGTCGACCGTGCGCACCCTCGACATCCGGTCCTACGCCCGCACGCTCGCTCGCCGCGGGCCGCTCGCGGGGGTCGTCGTCGACTACATCCAGCTCATGTCCGGCGCGAACGGCGACCGACGTCCCCGACACGAGCAGGTCGCCGGCTGGTCGCGCGACCTCAAGGTCATGGCGAAGGAGCTCGAGGTCCCGGTCATCGCTCTCGCTCAGCTGAACCGGGAGTCCGCGAACCGCACGGACAAGCGCCCGACCATGGCCGACCTTCGCGAATCGGGCGCGCTGGAGCAGGACGCCGACGTCATCATCCTGCTCCACGTCGACGAGGACGCCGACCCCTCGAAGATGCTCGCCGCCGTCCCGAAGAACCGCCATGGCATCACGGGCCCGTTCGAGCTCGAACGCCGCGGCGACATCGCGCGGCTCGACCCGAAGAAGTGGCGACCGAGCGCGGTGGCCTCATGAACGCCCACACGACACCCCGAGGAGACGACATGACCACCCCCCGCACCATCACCACGGCGGCCGAACTCGACGCGCTGCCCGTCGCGCGCATGGTGATCTCGTCCTGGGGTGGTGGCGAGTGGCACAAGCGCCGAGACGGGAAGTGGATCTCAGGCGCGGGCGATCTCTGGACGTCCGCCCAGATGGCACAGGACGAAGACGAGTACGTCCTGCACGACCCGTCCGCCCCTGCGCGTGAGGACGGCGAGGTCGAACGGCTCGAGCGACTTCGGGACGCGGCCGCCTACCGCGCCGAGCGTGACGCCGCCCGCGCCGAGGTGTTCCAGGTCGTGCAGGAGCGCGACAAGTGGAAGGCCGACCTCGACGCCGCCCGCGCCGAGGTGGCCGCGCTCCGGGCCGGTGTCGCAGGACTGTGCGACTCGTACGAGGGTCGCGGGCGCTACGCCCCCGACCTCCGGGACCTCCGCGCCCTCCTGGATGCGCCCGCACCGGAGGCCGCACCGCCCGCGCCGGCCGTCACCCGGGAGCAGGTGCGCACGATCGCGTCCGAGAGCGGGCGCCCGGAGTCTGTGGTGGCGGACTGGCTGCGGACCGCGGGCGTGACCGTGGACGAGGAGGAGGGGCGATGAGCGGCGAGAGCCTGACGGAGCGCGTCGCACGGGCGCTGGATCCTTGGGCCTGGGACGACACCGTGAGCCCTTCGCGAGCAGACCAGCAGCAGTGGGCGCGCGCGATGGTCAGAGACAGGGCACGGACGCTCCTCGCCGTCGTGGCGGACGACGTCGACGGGATCGCGGGCGTGCTGCGGGACCACGACAGCGACCGGATGTCGTGCGCCGACCATGACGGCCTGTGCTGCCCTGCGGGCGACGCCCACGGGTACGCCAGCAGGCACGCTCACCAGGCCGCGATGGTCGCCGCGTACCTGCGAGGCGACGCATGACCGCGCACCGCTACCCGCTCGCCCTCGCGATGGCCGCACACGCCATCCACCTCGCCGCCCGCGTCCTGTGCCTGTGGGACTGCGACCGCGAGCTCACCCACCCGTTCACGTGCCGGCGTGGGTGCGGGCGGGACTACAACCGGGTCCGCGACTGCGGACGGACGACAGGAGGAGTGCGATGAGGGCATGGCGAGTGCGCAAGTGGGCCGGGCTCGACTGCTGGGCGGCGGAGAACGTCCAGGAAGACCACGGGGCTGTCTTCGCCTCCTGGGAGGCCGCCTACGCCTTCGCCGATCGCGAGGCCCGGCGGTGACCGCCGACGCCGCACCACGCGCCGCAGCCGCATGCCCCGCCTGCGCCGCGCACACGTGCACGTGCTGGGCCGCAACCGCCGCCCCGGCACCCGCGGACCCCCGACCGATTCTGCGCCCGGAGAAGGCGCTTACCGCACACCCGCCCGTGACGCACCTGTGGGACCTCGACGGAAGGAACGACTGATGGGCTTCTGGATCAGCTGGCCCGAGTTCTGGGCCCTCTACGCCGAGCTCGAGGAGATCGTCACCACACCCCGCCGATCCAAGATGCACGCCGCCTACCGAGCCAAGACGCGACGGAGGAACCGCCGATGATCTCCAACCTGGAAGCCCTCGAGGCCCGCGACTCGCTCCTGTACGTCGTCGCCCAGTGGCCGGCGCTACAGGCCCGACTCCGCACCGGTGGCGGCAACGGGCTCAACGGGATGCCGCGCGGAAAGACCGAACCCCTCGTCATCGACGTGTACGTCAGCGACCTCATGCGCGAGATCGAGGACAAGGTCGCGCGGTTCTACGGGCAGATCCTCATGGATGAGACCGAGTGGCAGCCGACGACATCCGCGATGCCAGGACTGCTCGCCGAGGTCGCGCATCGGTACGGGCACTTCACGTCCGAGGACGACGAGATGGCGCTCGGGTTCTGCGACGACGCCAACGAGTACCGGCACCGGGTGCGGACTGCGCTCGAACGGCCGGCACCACCGACGTACGTGGGCCCGTGCGCATCGAAGGGCGAGGATGGCACAGGATGTGTCGGCGAGCTGTACGTCGGCGAGCATCAGACCGGCGGCATCTGCCGGGAATGCGGCACGGAGTTCACGCTTGCGACGCAGCGCGACTTCCTTCGTGCCGAGCTCTCAACCCGGCTCATGACGCAGACCGAGATCCTGCGCGGGCTCAAGACCATCGACCGCGATCGGGCCCCGTCGACTGTTTCAGGTTGGGTCAAGACCGGGAAGCTAGAGCCCATCGAGGAGGGGCTCTACCGGTTCGAGGACGCGATGCGGCTGGCCGACTTGACGACCCGGGGCAAGGTGGCGGCATGAGGACGACCGAGGAATGCACCGCGCAGGTGCACGGAGGTCGATTCTGCTCGGCACCTGCGCGGCCGGGCATGCCGTTCCCGATCTGCACTAGGCATGCCTTGCAGGTCTCCCTCGCGATCCAAGACGAGACCCTTCGACTGATGGCCCGACAGGGCTACCTCACTCCCGGATCCGATGAGGAGATCGCCCGCATTGCCGCTGGGCCGGATCGTTCGGGACAGGCTCAGGTCTACTACCTGAACATGCCGGGTGGCGTCATCAAGATCGGCACGACGACGAACATGACCGAGCGACTAACGGGACTCAGGGTTGGGCGCGAAGCCGTCCTCGCCACCGAGCCCGGGAACAAGACGCTCGAGCGGATCCGGCACAAGCAGTTCGCACACCTCCGCATTGGTCGGCGCGAGGACTTCCGCCCCGAGCCCGAGCTGCTGGCTTGGATCGAGCGGAGGAAGGAGAAGTGCGGGCCGCCGGTCATCACGTCGTACAAGCCCGTTCGCCTGTCGCCTTGACTTCGGCCCTCCTCGAAGTAGTCTTGCCGTAAGTTGGATTCGTCCCAACGCCAAGAACACATGACGAGGCCCGGTGAGCAGACGCTCCCGGGCCTTCGTCATGCAGACGCACGACCGGGCCGAGGCCGCGGGGCGCTGCCGCCCCTCTCGTTAAGTCGATCCGTCCCCGGTCCGGTTCGTGCCACACACTCCCCCGCACGCGGCGCAGACTCGGCGCCACACTTCACGAGGACGCGGCCGGACGTCGCGCTCGTGCGGGGGCAAACTTTGGGGGGCGTCGTGCTGGTCGCCACCATCACTCGGCATGGCCGATGGTCATACTGGATCAGCATCGACGACGGCCAGATGCGCTACGAACCAGACGGCGTCCCCTGGGTTCGCTGCACCTGGCGCCGCGCATACCGCCTAGCCCGGCGCGAACTCGCGCGGTACGGCGGCCATCCGACGGACATTGTCTACGCCGACCCGTGGAACCTCGACGACTGAGGGGAGGCGCGTCATGGCTGCTCACCGTTGCCGCTGCGGCAAGGAGTACGTCGGCGGCATCTGCGCCCACTGCGACGCCGTGCCCGCCTGCTGTGTGGGTGAGCGCAAGTCGTGTCAGTGGTGCGTCAACGCCGCGCACGTGTGCCTGGTGTGCCGGACCGTGTGCGACTCACGCGAGCAGGCTGAGGAGTGCGAGAAGGCAGACCGGGCCGTGGAGATACGGCAGGCGCGGGAGAGCGCGTGACCACCTCCCGTACTGGGACCGCCGTCTACCTGCGCAACGCGGCGCGGGTCAAGAAGGCAGCCCAACGCAACGGGCTCACCCACTGCCCCGGGTTCGACGACGCAGGCTGCGGACGAGAGCTCGACTACACCACCCCCCTCACGCCGGCGAGCGCTGAGGCAGACCACATCCTCGAGGTCAAGCACGGCGGCACCGATGAGCTCGGCAACCTGCGCGTGATCTGCCGCTCATGCAACGGGCGAAGGAACAAGCGCACCCCACCACCCGTGCCAGCCGTGAGCGAGTTCCCGACCTCGCGAATCTGGTGAATCTCAGGATTTCAAGATCCTGGGGGGTTCTCCCCCAGTCTGGCGAGTTCCTCGCC